GGTCGGCAATCATCGGCGGCCGCACACCCTTCTCCAGGAACTCGGCCTTGCGCACGGTCTCGGTCTGGATCTGCTTGTTGTCGCCGAGCGCGTCCTCGCAGGGCCCGCGGGCGTAGGGGTCGTTCGACACCGTCCACCAGCGCGCCGTCATAAACGGCTTTTCGAGGAAGCCGCGCACCGACAGCGGCCGGTGGGCCTTCTGGCCGCGCAGCCAGTAGACCTGGCGGTAGGGGAACCGGCCGGAGACGACGGTGACCGACTTTCGGCCGCGGCCGCGGATGGCGAAGTTGGGCTCGATCGCCATGCACAGGATGTACTCGTAGTCGTACATCCCTTCTTCCCAGTTTTTCTGCACCGGCGCCGGGCAGTTGGCCAGGGTGAACATCTCGACGAGCTGGGCCACGGTGAAGGTGGTCTCGGTGTATAGCGTGTCGACGCTGAGCCGCGAGCCGACGGCCAGGAAATACTCGCCGGCGCACGGAAGGTAGAAGCGGATGATGTCTTCCTTGTCCTCGTAGCAGAGCAACGGCGACTGGCCGAACACCGTAACATCCTGAAACATCTGCGACGTCGTGGCATAGAAATTGGACGCGGCGAGGATGGCGTGGACCTTCTGCTTGAGATCGACCAGCCACGCCCGCGACTCCTCGTCGAGATTGGGCAACTCTATGGCCGGCCCGAATTCGAACCACGGGCGGGCCGGGTTGGTGAGGCCGCTCCACAGGCCCGAGGCGCAGCCGTTCATGGCCTGCACCGGGGTAGTGTCGATGATGTTGGAGTTGAGCCAGCGGGCGCGCGAATAATTATTCGGGGTTACGAAGGCGCGCACACGACGGGGCAGGAAGTAGGCGCCGAGATCCTGCCAGACCGCCCAGCGGGTCCAGCGCCAGGCGCGCAACGCGGCCAGGCGGCGCTCGAGATGGTTGAAGACGGTGGGCCAATCCTCGTCCTCGATGGCCGGACGCTGGCGGGTGATCATCACCGGCTGGGCGGCGAGCAGGGTGACTCCCTGCATCTCGTAGGCCGCCCTGCCGGTGGCGTTGTCGAGCGGCATTGCCTATTCGCCCAAGAGTTTCTTTGAGGCCGTCGCCGTCGATCCGGTCACGCCCTGGGCAGAACCGGACCGCAGAGTATCGGCATAGGCGCCGGCGGCGGCGGCGCGGGCGGCCTGGGCAGCTCCCGCTCCCTGCACGTTAGCATTGGCCATGGTGGGCGGTGCGGGAGGAGGAGGAGGCGGCGGCGGCGGCGATCCCATACAGGCCGCCGACGCTTGGGGGGCCTGCGGCGCTAGTAGGCTCATGGATCACCTGGAGAACGGGTCATAATTGGAAGTCGCCCCCATGACTGGTAGCTGCATCATACGGTCAACCTCGCCAAAAGGCGAGTAGGCTTGGACGGCGCTGTAGGCGTCGCGGCGCTGGGCGGTGCGCGAGGTCTTGGCTATCTTCTCGGCGAAGCACAGGATGCAGGCATCGAATTCGTCGGGCGAGTGGCCGATCTTGGCTTTCACGTCGTCCTTGTCTTCCAGAATGAGCTTGTCGCCCTTGAAGGTGAAGTTGGTATTGACGAGGGCCTTGGCGAGCTCGGCGCTGCCGTCCTGGTCGCGTGCCGGGAGCGCGCCGCCTTCCTTGATCCACTGCACGAATTCGAACGTCATTTCGGCGCGGCGGTTGAAATAGCGCTGCTCCTGGGTAGCCTTCTGGGCGAAGCCGACCGGGATGGTGGCGCGGCCGAGGTCGTGCAGGCAGTCGTGCCACGTCAGGCCAAAGCCGCCGGTGGCGTCGATGAAGGCGGCGTCGGCGTTCCATTCGGTCCAGTAGCGGTTGACCAGGCGGGCGCCGGTCTGGCCGTCCGGGATATTGCGGCGGCGGATCAGGGGATAGATCTGGCGGCCCTGGCGGCGGGCGATGACCGACATATCGTCGCCGAGGCGGGCGACGTCGATGCCGAGGATACGGGGATCGTTGCCGACGTCGCTTTCGCGGTACATGCGCGCCATGGCGTCTCGCACTTCGTCGTCGCCTATGAGGGCATTGAACGAGTAGGGCGGGAACTGGCCAAACACGTTGACCAGCACGTAGGGATTGTCGCGGCCGTACTTCTCGATCTGCTCGCGGCACCATTCGATCGGCACGCGCGGGGCGCGCTTGGGATCGTCGGGATCGCCGGTGATCTCGACGGTGAACCACAGTTTGCTTTCCGTGGTGCAGGCGCGAAACAGCGGGCCTTCGCGGTGGGTCGGGTTGCCGGCGATGACCATCTTTGTTTCGCCCATGCCGGCCAGTCCGCCTTCGGCGGCGGCCATGACAGCGTCGGGGATGCCGCCGGCTTCGTCGATCAGGAACAGCAGATACTTGGCATGGAAGCCGGCCAGAGAATCGGCCTGCTCCTGCGAGGTGCCGCCCTTGGGCCAAGTGCGGGCCGAGGCGAACCACGTCTTCGGCGAGTGCTTGGCCTCTATTCTTGTAGAGGTCATGGTGAACAGCGATTGCAGCAGCTTTGACTTGGCGAGCCAGGTGGCAGCCTCTTTCCACAGCCCGTCCTTGAGGTTGTCGCCGGAGATCGACGTGCAGATGATGTTGGCGTCGGGCCTGGTGGCGAGGAAGTTCCACAGCATCCAGGCCAGCACGGTCGACTTGCCGGGGCCCTTGTTGGCCTTCATGGCGATGCGCTTTTTCGAAGGGAAAGCCATCAGCACGTCGGCCTGCCAGGCGTCCGGCTCGGCGCCGAACACTTCTCTTACAAACGCAACCGGATTGTCGATCCAGCGGTTGACGTGATTTAGCCAGCCGGTCTTGCTCATGGCACGAGGGTCTTCACTCGCGGCGGCGGGGCAATCGCCTGCTTGGCGGGATGCGGCGGGTCGACGACGCGAGCGGGGTTGGCCAGCTTCAGCAGGAGGCCGAGGGCTGCTTCCAGGGCCACCGTCTGGCGTTCAAGCAAATCGAGGAAGCGGGTGGTCTGCTCGGGGTCCATCCGGGCGGAGGCTACTACTTATTGCGTTTGTCCGCCATGAGGGCCTGAATCTCGGTCAGGACGTGGGTCAGCGCCAGAGCGTAGTAATTGTCGACGTCGCCAGCGACGGCCTTTCGGGCGCGCGCCATACGGCCTATTGCGGTCGCCACGTCGACCAGGGCGCTGTCGTAACCGACGGCACGGGCGCCGTCGTGGATACCGATCACGCGGGCGGTTTCCTTGTCGTCGGCGCCGATGTCAGCCAAGCGTTCCTCCGGCGGTCGGTTTCAGGGCCGGGCAAAGGACGCCGGATCCATGAAACCCGCCGCACATGCCGCAGCGGGTTCCAAAGCCGGTGAAGTCGGGTTGCGGCGGTGCCGTTGCAGGCAGGCGTTCCAGCAGAACGATCAGCCTCTCCAGCGCGTCGGCGACGCGGCGGGCGGTGTGTTCGGAGACCATCATGTCTATTCCCTCGGCGTGCCGTCGGGCAACCGCGTGATGGCGACGTTCGCCCACATCGCATTGGACCGATGCGCCCGGATCACGAACGTCTTATCGGGGCCGTCGGGCAGGTACTTGTCCAGTATGCGAGCATACTCCGCGGCCGCATTGCGCACGGCACTCATGGTCGCAATCTGTTCATCCGTGGGCTTCAGGTATTCAAAGGTTGACGGGTGCATGATCTTCTCCTTGTGATAGTCGGGATCGGTTGAATAGCTGCGCTGCTTTCCGAAGTCGTCGCTCATCTTGTCCATCCGTAGATCATCATGCCGCAGCCGATGGTGAACAGGGCAACCAGGCCCAGCCACATCACGGCACCCTCGCTTTCGACTCGCGCAGGAATTCCTCCACCGCTTTCAGCTTTGGCGTGGCTTCCAGCACGCGCCGGTCGGAAGCAAGCCGCGACAGCTCGTTCATGCTGGGCGCCACCACGGGCGCCTTGCGCTTGGCGAGCGGCGTGAACCGGAACACGGCGGGGCGCTTGTAGAGGGAACGGACGGAGGTCATTTTGGCCGGCTCCTCGCCGCGAGGTAGAGCATGACAAACACCGCGGCGGCGGCGGTCCAGTACACCCACTCGGGGATCATGGCTTGGGCGCCGTGTCCAGGCGCGTCTCGTACTGCGGCGCAAACCCCTTGTATGTCCGGGCCTCGCCCGGTGCCGCATATTTGATCGTACCGCGGATCACGGTCTTTCCCCGGATCCGTACATCCCACCAGTTCAGCAGATGCATCAGCGGCGGAATATAGAACCACAGCGGCTTCATGGCTTCTCCTCCAGAATCAGGCGAAGGACGTGACCAAACGCCTGCACATCGCCCTCTTCAAGATTGTCTAAAAACTTGCTGAAGAGCTGCGAGCCCTGCGCCTGCAAGAACTCCACCGCTGACGTGGCCATAAATTCCGCCTCAACCGTTGTCATCTCGGGCAGCCCGCTCCGCACGGCAAGACACTCAGCCAGACTCTTCAGAATCGTGGTCATGGCTTGCGCGACCGGGCCAGCCAGCCGGCGGCGAACACTTCTAACAGCTCCTTGTCGTCCAGCACGCGCAGGGTGCCGGTGGTCGGGTCAAACACCGGCCCGGCACTCGCCAGCCATTGGGTAAACTCATCCCACGCCACGGCGCGGTCCTGCTGCTCGGCCTCGGTTCGCTCGGTCATTTGAGCCTCGAATCCAGCCACGCATTGGCGATGATGAACACAATCACGACGGCTGCTACACAGACCAATAAAATGCCCATGCCGCTCATGGCTCCAGCACCTTGCGCAGCATCGCCTGCCACGCTTTAGTTGGTTGGCCGACTATTGACGGTGGGACGCCATACGACTCAGCGCCAGCATCTTTCATCTCCCCAGTCGGCTCCATCAGCGCCTCGAGCGCGGCGCGCACCAAAGAGCGCAGGCGGATCCGGTCATGCTCTTGCGTCTCGGCCCATGGGCGAAACGTGCCAGCGCCGGCCATCGCATTGCCGGTACGCGCGAAATCGTCCCACGCCGAAGAGGTCGCCTTTTCCAGCGGGCTCATGTCGGCTTCCCCGGTATCGGCATCCAGTGCGTCGGCCAGATGCGGCGCAGACGATTGACCGCGCCGGGCTCAAGATCGGCCCGGTAGGCGTACCAAGCCGGCTCTGCCGGTGCGAGCAGCCCGCTGTCCGGGCGCATGACCAGTGGCGATCCCCAAGCGCAATCGACGTAGCGCCCCTCGGTGAGCGCCTTCACTTGCAGGATGCCGCCCTTCTTTGGGTCAGGATCCCGGCTATTGCCCCACAGGTCGACCAGCGTCCCGTCCTTCGGCGCGGTGTCGATCGGCTGCCAGCCAGTCATATCGTCAGACTCCCGTCCTCGCCAACTTCGACCCCCACCAAATTCGCCACCTTGTCCCCGCCGCATACCGTCTTCAGCACTGCCTCCGCCTGCTCCCGCGACAAGGGCTCCAGTCCTTTCTCCCGACGGCGCTCGTTCGCGCGCGGCCATGCGCGGTCGACGTCCGCCTGAAATTCCTTCTCCATCTCGTCCAGCATCGCCTCGAGCTGGGAAACCGAAATCACCGTCACTTTGACGCTCATCGCTTCCCCTCCGGGTCCGGTAGCTTGCGCACGTACACGACCTTCAGCGGAGATTCGCCCGCATCAGTCAGCGCTTCGGAGATGTCCGCCATCTCCGCCATCAGTCGCTCAGCCTCCGCCTGCGTCACGCCACGCACCGTTACCCTGGGTGCCCGGAACCCCGCCGGCGGCTTG